ATTTTTTACATTATTTAATAAATTATTTAATAAATTATTTCGTATTTGTTAGTTGTTAAATAACACATTTTAAAATACTGAATAAGATTTTCTTTTTCCTCATTTAATAAAGAATAACATTTCATTCTAACGAATCCTAATTTATCCATAAATTTCCATAATGTTTGAATTGGATGTTTATTATCTAGCACAATAAAATCATTTTTAGCATTTAAATAGAGTTGATTTATTCCATCTTTATTTCGTAATAAAGCTTCTATGCCTATAATACAATATTGGGCTTCATAATCATTATTAACTAACAAATTACAGTATTTATGTTGGTATACAGAGGGATCTCTTTTCCAAATAATAGTATTATCATTCAGATATTTTTCATCTTCATATGCGTTTTTTCCCTTCATAATATCATGTATTTTAAAACAATCATAAAATATTGGACTAATAAAATTAGGACCAATTCTATTTATTTCTGCGTTTCTTATTAATGAAAAATTATTATTCTCATTATTCATATACTGAATATATCCGAGTTTAGGAATTTTGGCTATTTTAGTGTGAATGGCTGTGCGTAAAATAATTTCAAAATCATCGCAAATGGGCAAAAACTCCGAGAAATTACCTATTTTTAATAAAATGTCTTTTCTCCAAATGCGTGGATGATTAGGACAACAAACTAAATGACTCAATGTAATATTATTGATATTGGGTGTATTGTATACAAATACCCAATTATCATTATATTTTTGACAATAATACGAACCATATCCTTTACATATATAGTCACCATACCAAAAATTTTCTCCATTTTCATATATATTAATAAAATCCATATAAATAAAGCCAATTTCCTGATTTTCATAAAATAAGTTTGCGGATTCTTCTAAAACGAATGGCAATATTTCATCATCATGATCCAATTCTAATAAATATTGTCCTCTACATAAACTAACTGCTTCATTCTTCACATTCCCAATATAACCGTTATTTTCAAATCTCCGATATATTCTTACACGTGAATCACAAGCAATATTTTGTTTTAAAAACAAGAAGTTTTTATCGTCAGGAGAGTCATCCATAATAATCCATTCCCAATCTTTTAGTGTCTGTAATTTTAAACTATTAAATGCTCTCATAATTTTATCAAATGAATTAAAGGATGGTGTAAAAATAGAAAAAATCGGGCGAGTTAAAATTCGTTCCGAACAGCAATTCACGATATATAAACGATTCATTGTTTCGTTAAATTCATCTATAGATATAAATTCATTCATATGTATTACTCGTAGCGCCACATTGGAATAATTAATATATTCTGATAGATCTTGTTCATATTCTTCCTTATTAGGGCCAAATGTAACTAACAAAGCATAAACTTGTTTATAAATTTTATTCAATTGTTCTTTTTTATTTATTATATGAATGGAGCATTCTAATTTATCAGAATTAATTTTTAGAATTGAATCTATATCGCTATATTTATCGTAACGAAAAAATAAAACAAAGGGATATTTCATTTTGGTATAATTATTTAAAGGAATAAGTATTTAAGTAATTAACAAATAAATTTTAATTATTTATTTTTTATTAGATATTTGATGATATCTTATGATAGGATAATTTATTATTTTTATGTTTAACTTTATCTTTATCTTTAATTTAAAATTCCGGAGTATGTTTTTTGAATAAACATCCTTGTGCCAGTAAATTTTTTATTTCAGTTGTTACAACATGTGGATTTTGATGATCGCAATTTGTCATCCAAATTTTTACAATACAGAAATTTTTTTTGGGTGATATGGTAATCCCCGTCACACTATTCACGAATGGAGTGTTACTACTAATAGACTCACCGATAAGAACATAGGTTAAATCCCGCCATACCTCATATACATTTTTATTTGAAACTTTATACGAAAAGCATCCACCATTCCTGTTTTTGGTATCCTCCCACATAGGAGAAATACCATCTTTCATAATAAACAACATACAATTTTTAATTAATCCCTCAGGTAGAGATTCAGTAATAGCAATTGTTTCTTCGACAGTTTTGAATTGAAATATTTTTTTATAACTTTTCAATGTCCAATCAGGATCTTGCGGTAAATGTGCCCATAAATTCCATTTATATTTTAAAGAATGGTTTTCTTTAATCTCTTGAGGTATACTTGCAGTAGCCATTATCGTTGAAACAGTTTGAGAGGTTACCATTATATATAATATACTTCAATTTTTTTTAAATTATTTTAATAATAATTTAATTAATAGTCTTATATAATTATTATAATTTAATAAAGTCATCTGAATCATCTTTTTCTTCTTTTACTTCAGCATTGTCAGAATTATTTGAATTCTCTAAATTATCTACATTTATAGAGGAGTCGATTTCTTGAATTGTGTAATCATTATATCCAAAAATTAATTTATGTTTATTAGTTAATTCTACCATATTTACATTATGATCAATTATATTCACCTTATAATCAAATTGATGTAAATTTATATCAATTGGAATTTTTAGTATATTAGATAGATAATAATAAAAAAAATGTTTGTCAAGTATGTTATTTACTATGTAATGGTTATAATAATCAGTTTTTAATTCAATCGTATATATTTTATTATCATAACATAATTCTATTGATAAAAATTTAATACTTGATAATGTATAGTTAAACGAATTAGGAAAATCATAATAATTTATCTTGTTTACACAGTTCATGTTGGAATGATTATCCGATAAAATAAAAAAGTCATATTTTAATTCACTATTTGTAATTCTTTCAAAATTGAATCCTTCATCATATAATTGTATACTTTTAATATATTCTCCCAATTCGTAAATTTCTAGAGTATATTTTGGAATTTGAGGAGGAGATTGGATGATGCTATTTTGTATGAGATAATTGTTGACTGATATACATATTAAATTTAAATAGGGCATTATAATAATCTTAAATTTATTCATTTGTATTTCGCAATAACTATATAAATAAATGATTTTATAAATTGTTTCCGAAATAATAGGTTTTAATTTATCATTTAATGTATTTACCTTTGAGGATACATGTCGTTGAATTATATTATACTCATACGGGTATACATGTTTAAAAAATTCTAGAGAAACTATTATAAATAAAAATATATAAATTTTCATAGTATAATCATTCATTTATATATTTTTAAATTGTTTTCTTTTTGAAAGTCATATTATTCAAATTGTGGATCAGATGTGGCAGAAGGAGGATAAGGTAATTCCGTAGTAGGATCTAATGGCCCCTCCGAATATGAAGTATCAACATAATCATTTACATTCGAGTTCGTAGAAGTACTAGTATATATTAAATTACCACCTTTTTGATTTTGATTAGTAGAGGAATCGGTATCGCAATTTAATTTAAGTTTACCAGTTGCTGGATCCAGTCCAAATACATATAAAAGTATTACAACTATTACAGACATAAAAATAAATGGTATAAATACTATTATCCAAGATACAATGCCCATTCCAGCTTCACATAAAGAATTTAAAAGTATTGTAATAATTATCATAACAATTATTTTAAAAAAAGCAGTGTTATATAAACCTTTAAAGGTATCAATTATTATTTGAGTTAATGAAAACGCAACATATATTAAAGCAGGAGCACATAAATTAAACATATTTTACTTATATTAATATAAGAAAAGAGTTTAACTAAATATTGGTTCTCCATCTTTTATAATTCCTACTTTTTTACCTATATCACCATCTTTTGTTACTTCATATAAAATACCATTTTCTTCATCAGTGGCAAAGTATGTAATATCATCAATTTCAATTTCGAATACTTCTTCTTGTTCTTCCTCTTCTTCTTCTTTTATAACTACCTCTTTTTGTTCTTCCTCATCTTCTTCAATGGATTCCACTTCTTCTTCTGATTGATCTTCTTCTTCATCCTCTTCCTCTTCCTCTTCTACTTCATTTACAATTGTGATTACTTCTTCTTTTTGTTCATCAACTACTACTACTTCATATTCATCTTCTTCTATTTCTTTTTCATCAGTAACTTCTAATTCCTCTTGTTCTTCCTCTTGTTCTTCCTCTTGTTCTTCCTCCTCTTCTTGTTCCTCTTCTTCTAAAGATTCTTCTTCTGATTGATTTTCTGGTAGTAAAACCTCTGTATTATCGATATCATTGTCACTCTCTGGGATATCCTTTTCTTCAATCTTTAATTTAATATGTTCTTCTTCTTTAATTATAGGTTCTTCTTTAATTATAGGTTCTTGTTTACTTTCGCGTTCTAATTTAGGTTCAGAGGATTCTTTGGAAAAACCTGGATAACTAGTTAATAACTGTTGTCCTCTTAATTGAGCGCATAAATATTGATTTTCCTTCTCTCTATTATTATTAATATCACTTAATTCTTTTTCAACGAAATGTATTCTATTAGATAATAAAGCTAATTGTTGAGAAATCTGCTTATTTTCTAACAAAACATTATTCACCATATCTTTAAGAGATTGAATATCTTCTAGTTTCGCATAATTTGAATTAGAATTAGAATTATTTTGTGAAAGAACATTTTCATGAAAATCCAAATTATTACTAAACTTTTGCTCATTTTGAAAATCATTTCTCATTTTTTGAACCATACCATACAATTGTTCGATGGTGGCTATTTGAAGTAATTTTTCCATTGAGTTTAGAGTTGCCATTTTAGGTATAATACATTATATTACAATTCGTTTAATATGATTTAAAAAATATTTAAATATAAAATATATGTCAGACGGAATAAGTTTTTTTAGTAATGACGACCTAAATCAACACGTAAAAAAAGTGATGGCTCAAACAAATTACACAGAAGAACAAGCCAAAGAAAAACTAAGATTATTTAATTGCGACTATATGTTAGTTTTAAAAGATTATATGGGTATACCACTGAAACAAGAAGAAAAAAAGATTAAATCAGTAAATCAAGAAATATATAAACAATTTAGAAAAAAGTTAGATAATTCTATGAGAGAATATAGAGACAAAAATCCAATAAATTTAGAACAAGTTATAACCAATTTTAAGGAATCGGATGAACGAGAAAAAAATAAAAAATAAAAATGATAAAAAATAAATAATTTATAATTAAAATTTACATTTCATAATAGTTTTGAAACGTAAATTTTTATTCAAGAACTGCTTGGTTTGTTATTCCAAATTTTTCATTTAAAATAGATGTTTTATTTTGTTTTTTCCTTTGTAATTTTGTTTTAATTTGATAATTATTAGAAGGTATAATTTTGTTATTCAAAATAAAATCATCATTGTCTTCATGTAATTCGGGTAAAATTTTAGTTAATGGTTTATCCACTATTAAGAATAGTCTCTCATTGCGTAATAAGGATCTA